TATTTCATATTTTTTTAAAAACAAATGTTGGCTCGTATTTAAATCCGCCTTTTGTGATACTGGATAGTTGGAGTTTAAGAGTTTCAATCAATGTAAAGCCTTCTTCTTGTGCAATTCTAACTGTATCATCTTCCAAGGTTTTATGACTGATTACATTTGCTACATTGAGTATCATATGACCATTCCATTTAAGACAACTATAGCAGTTTTGTATCGTCTTACGCAAGAAGTTTTCATTCCAAGAATCAACATTATCATAGGCTAAATAACTCTGTGTTGCTTCGTCTGAATACTTTTCAGTATTAAAATAAGGAGGAGAGGTAAAACATAAATCTACATCTTGAGAGAATATAAACTGGTCTTCGCTACCTCTTTTTTGAATCAATGAATACATTCCTGCGTATTGAAAATCTTTCTGCATTTGTTGTAACCCATTAAAGGTTTCTGTACTGGGATCAGAGCCATAATAGAACCTAACAGCACCACTTACCAATGCCCCTAGATATCTACCACCAAAGCCACAAGACATATCCCAAACAACTCCACCACCTGCATAGGTTTGGTAAATTGCTGCTGCTGCTGACGGTCTGAAGTTTGATACAGCTTGAACACCAGAATAACTTCTGATTGCTTTTCTGATTTGAGAATCTGTCATCGAACCATCGGGTTTAAGCATGGGAAACCCTCCCCTTTTTAATCTTCTTTCAACGGCTTTTTTAAGTAGATCTTTGTTCTCAAAAACTTCCATAGGAGTTTTCATATTGCGAGTCTTCACACTCCATGCATGAGGAAAGTATGACCATGCCAATCCCAAACCGTGCATGGTTTGTCTTATCACACCCCCTTGAATAATTTTTGATATATCATATTTTTTGATTTTCTCTAATTCTCTTTTCTTTTCATCTAAAGAGAATTCATAGTAAGGAAATCCCCTGCTTAATACATAAGCATAGGCTGTATCCAAAACATTACTATCAAATGTGTACATTATCCTTTGATATCAAATTGGGATTAGATTCAATAAGTCTAGAAATTATACTGATAATATCTCTAGGTGTAAAGGAAGAAACCCAATCACATTCTTCACAGATATGATCAACCTCTTCCATATAAAGCTTATAAAGCCTTTCTCTCTCTATCAATTGCTATATTTTCAAACATTTTTATCTTCCTCCTCAATGTATTTTTTTAAGAGATCTGTTATAATGTCATTTACAGAAATATCTTTATCGCAAGATTCCTTAATAAGCATTTTGAGGACTTCTACTGGAAAATCATCCAATTCAATTTCTATTTTTTTATATGGTATAAGCTCAACAGATCCATCATCATGTGTTTTAAATGTAAACTTTTGACCTTTTTCCCATCCAAACTCTTTTAGTTCCTCTTCCGTAAATTGAATATAAACATCATCAGAACGTAATACGGATTTTATAAATGTTTTATTTCTTTTCATTATATGATTCTATCAATTTTTCAAACGGATGCAAGTTTTTATTATCAACAAAATATGCAGGTTTTTGATTGAACGGGTTATTCGTTTTGGAAAATTTTGTATTACCAAAAGACAATTCTGTAACTTCTACAGCATCTTTACCGACAATCCAACCCATAATCTCAACCTCAACGGTGTTTGTCACATCAAGATTAACCCGTGTGTAAACATATTTTCTTGAAAGATCATCATTATCCCTCAATATTAATTTTTTAAAAGATTTATCAATGCTTGATCTGACTTCAATATCTGGTTCGATGTCAGGAACCCGATGATAAACCCCAACCTTTGGTTTGAAGTTTTTTATACCAAGTGCACGGGCAACAGCAAATTCACCAGAACAACCCACAAGTTGATTTTCTATTTGATATTCTATGGGTTTCCATCCACTATATCTATTAGCATTTAAACCTTTCTTTTCGGAATCTTTAAGGAATTCCAATGCTGATTCCTTTATCCTTTTGTATTCTTCTTCAGTAAAACGAATTTTCATAAATCATTTTTATTCTTTTTTGCGTCCTTATAATCTTTCTTTATATCATTTATAGTTTCTTGTTTAAGAACATTGAATTTTTTCTTAAATTCTTCATAATTCGTTAGATCATTGAATCTAAATTCAGGTCTATTTTTTGGTTTTTTTTCTGGATGGAAAAAATTGGTGTATATTGCTAGGACTGCAACAATCACAACTGCTGCAATAATTGTTTTAAAAGCACCAGTAATGATTTTTTCAACTATCCATATTGAACCAAGTATTAAAATTATAGTTAATAGAATTTCTAAAGGATTATTAAAGTTCATGAATCCTATTATATATTATATTAACAGCTTTGTCAACTGTCATTTCACCATGATAAGGACTTTTGGGTGTTATCCAGATTTCTGGATTTATTGGTGCTTCATAAGGAGAATCAATACCAGTAAAATCTTTAATCTCTCCTGCACGAGCTTTCTTATACAAACCTTTAGGATCTCTTTCCTCGCAGACTTCTAATGGTGTGTCCATATGAACCTCAATAAATCTTGCATCACAATATTTCTGCAATATTTCTCTTGCATTATCTCTCATGCATTTAAGTGGAGAAATCATTGCAACAATAACAAGATTAGTATTTTGGAAAGTAAGCATGTTTTTTGTCATATAAATAGCTTCCGATACCATTCTTTGTCTACTTGTCATATCAAACCCAATAGGCTTATCACGATTTGCTCTTATTGCATCACCATCAACTAATCCTGTTCTGAATTGAAATATACACTTCTCATACAAAGCAGTAGCAACAGTAGTCTTTCCAGCACCTGATAAACCTGTCAGCCATACAACAGTTGGTTTCATTTTAGTATTTTTTTCCATATTAACCCATATCCCATATATATGCCTCTTTATCTTTTCTCTCTACCTGTTCAAGCTCTCTAGGAATTTTTTCTTTCATTAAAAAATCTAATATAAAATATATACACCATTCTAGTATTTTATCAAAAGTTTTCATATTAATATTCAATCCTAAACCAAAGCCATTCGACAAATTTTCTTAATTTACCACATCTTGTATCCATTACATAGTAAGAGTCAGGCTTGGATCTAAAATCTGTTATATAAAATTTCATTTGTTTAAATCTAAATTGTATTCTTTCATTAGTCTCCAAAGCTCATCTCTTACCTTTGCCATTGTATCAGTAAGAATAGGATCTTCTCTATCGGATGGATACTTGACAAAGTTTCTAAGATATTGATCTAAATCCCAAATAACAGAATAATACTTTGAAGCATTATTAGCTGTTTCAAACTCATCTTGTTCTTCAGGGAGGTTATACTCTATGTTTACTTTTGGCATAATATAAAATCATTATACGCTAGTTTTATACCTTCTTCAAGATTTATTTTTGGTTTCCATCCTGTTTTAAATATCTCTGAACTATCTAAAAGCTTACGAGGTGTACCATCAGGTTTTGTTTTATCCCAAATAATTGTTCCTTTATATTCCACAACGCTTGCAACAATTTCTGTTAGTTCTTTAATTGTAACATCAGAACCATAACCAACATTAATCCAATCTAACGGATCTTTAATTAAAAGACTTGTTAAGATAGCTTCAGCTAAATCATCTGCACAAAGAAACTCTCTACTAGCACTACCAGTACCCCATGCTGTTACTGTTGGAGAGTTGTTTATTTTTGCTTCATGAAATCTTCTAATAAGAGCAGGTAATACATGAGAGTTTTCTGGATGATAGTTATCTCCTATACCATAAAGATTAGTTGGCATTAATGAATGAAACATCACACCATATTGTTTACGATAGTATTGACAGAGTTTAAGACCTGCAATCTTTGCAATAGCATATGCTTCATTAGTTGGTTCCAAAGAAGATGATAACAGACAATCCTCTTTCATTGGTTGTTCCGCATGTTTTGGGTAGATACAGGAACTACCTAAAAATAAAAATCTCTTCACATTATTTTTATATGCTGCATGAATTGTATTAGAAGTAATCGCCAAATTATCATAAATGAATTCCGCAGGATATGTATTGTTTGCATGAATACCTCCAACCTTTGCTGCTGCCATGATAACAACATCAAGGAGATTTTCAGCAAAGAAATTATTAACAGCTGTCTGATTAGTAAGATCTAATTCATCACGAGATTTAGTTATGATATTACTATAACCTTTTTCTTTAAGTAAACGAACCACAGCTGAACCAACCAAACCTTTGTGACCTGCTACATATATTTTAGAATTGAGATTCATGTTTTGCTAATTTTAAATCTGCTTCTGTCATAATTTTGACAAGCTCTTTAAATTTGACTTTTGGCTCCCACCCAATCTGTCTTTTGAGTTTTGATGGATCACCGATAAGAAGATCAACTTCCGCTGGTCTCTCGTATCTTTGATCATACTTTACATATTCCTTCCAATCAAGATCAAGCAAGCCAAAACATTCTTCACAGAATTCTTTAATTGTATGTGTCTCATTGGTAGCGCAGACATAATCATCTGGATTATCTTGTTGAAGCATGAGCCACATCACCTCTGCATATTCTTTTGCATACCCCCAATCTCTTTTTGCATCTAAATTACCAAGATAAAGATCTTTCTGTAATCCCATTTTAATTCTGGTTGCAGCACGGGTAATTTTTCTAGTAACAAAAGTTTCACCACGACGAGGCGATTCGTGATTAAAAAGAATACCATTGGAAGCATGGATACCATATGACTCTCTATAATTAACGGTCAACCAATATGCAAACACCTTTGCGCAGCCATATGGAGAACGAGGGTGAAATGGTGTGGTTTCAATCTGTGGCACTTCATGAACCTTACCAAACATTTCAGAAGATGATGCTTGGTAATAACGAATACCCTTTGAGTTTGTTTCTTTAATGGCTTCAAGTAATCTTATTGTACTAAGACCAGTTACATCACCAGTATATTCTGGAATATCAAAAGATACTCTCACATGACTCTGTGCTCCAAGATTATAAACCTCATCAGGTTGCAGATCATATAACAATCTTGTCAATTGAGATGAATCTGATAGATCACCATAATGTAAATGTAATTTATCATATATATTTTCAATTCTCTGGGTATTAAAATTAGATGATCGACGGATTACACCATGAACCTCATAACCTTTATCAACCAAAAGTTCCGCCAGATATGATCCATCTTGACCCGTGATACCTGTAATTAATGCTTTAGGCATAGTATATAGTTGTTAAGTTGATCAATCAGTAGTTTGTGAATTTTTAATTGTTCTTCAAGCTTTGTAACTTTTAAAGCTAAATCAGATGCTGCTTCTTCCCAAGACTTTTCTTTAGGAATTTTATGACCTGTAATCTTACATTCTTCAAATTCTTGGAATTGATTATATTGTTTTGTTTTCTCATGACAATCACCACAAGCACATTTAAGAAAAGCAGTCTCATCTTCCTTATCACATTGTTCATCTAAAGATTTGTCTAAGTCTACTTCAACACCCTCTACTAAATCATTAGCCTTTTGAAGTAAATTTCCAATTATATCAGCACTACCAACAACAGGTATCTTATCATATTCTTCTTTTGTAATAGATTTTAATCTCTTTAACTCTTCTTCAAAAAAATTAACCTGATTATCCTTCTCAAAGACATAATCAACAATATCTTTTTTTAGCTTCTCTACTTCTTTCTCCAGTTCAAGTCTCTTTTCTAACTCTCTATCAGCACTTTTAGCTTCTTGTTCATAAGCTTTTTTCATACTCTCAAATGACTCTTTATACTCATTCCTTTCCTTATTAGCTGCATTCAGTTGATGTTTATACTCGTCTCTTTCTTTAGCACACTTTGTATAATTGTTCTGCACGATTTGTAATTTTGCTTCCATATACTTTAGACCACCCATTGTAAGAAAACCATTATACTTCTCAAGAAGTTCGGTTTTTTCTTTTTCAAGCTTTTGATTAAGTTCACCAACTGGTTCACAAGCATAACATGAACCCTGATATCCATCTCTGTATTTTGCAAGTATTTCAATAAGATCAGCATTCTCCTTTTTGAGATCTATAAGAATCTTCTTAAGTTCTACATTTTCTTCTCTGAGTTTAAAAATCTTTTCATTACAAAGTTCTGGTTGGTGAACATCCCTTTTAAGCTCTTGGATTTCTTTTTTAAGATCATGGTTTTCTTTAAGAAACTGTTCAATTAATTCATTTTGTGCTTGTAACATACTAGGAGTTTGAGTTGGAGTCCAAACGTCTGGAAACCAAGCTGGAGTTAAATTAGAATCTTCTATGATCTTATCAAGAGATTTCTTTTTTGGGAATAAATTAAACATAAATGTAGTATAGATTAATCTGGTGCAATGTCAAGAACTTTCTTCTTAATGTCTTCAAGTTGTTCTTTATCATAACGAGTATGTTGATCCCATTCAGGATCTCCGTAATGATCAAGAAAGTTATTAATTTCCATTAATATACCAAATTTTAATACATTGTGAATGAGCCAAACTTCTGCTTCGTGTTGAGTTTCAAACTCTTCTACATCTCTTAAATAAGGCTGAAGAATATAACCAAAATGTTCTACTTCCCATTCCACTCTATCACCATAAAGATAATGAGTGCTTATTCTAAAGTGACAATCACGATCTTTGTGGTAATCACCAGCAATTACATCATACCAGATTTTATTTAGTTCAATTATCTTTTCGTGATTTGTCATTAAAAAATGATATCACAATAAAAATTAAAGTCAATTAAATTTGAAAGTCTTTTGATTTAGATGCTTGTTTAAGGTTTTTTCTTTTCTTTGCAAGTTTTTTATGTCTTTTTAGCATCTTTCTAAATTCTGGTGAGATCATAAAAAGGAAAGAAACAAACCCTGCTACTAATAAAAAAACGGAGAAGCTTGCAATTAAATGTAAGGCTTCTCCGTTCATAATAATACTTATTCTTGAATGTTACGGAATTGTAACATTAGTATCCCATATTAAGCTCTTGAGCTTGCTTTGTCAATTCATTTAAAGTTTCTTCACGATGATAATTCTCTCCAAATCCAAATATTTCTAATTCAATAGCTCCAAGCTCCATAGGAGTATAGTTGATATGCTCACAGGAGACACAGAAGTATCTTGGATCAATCTCATTCTTGTATACATATTCTTCCCATCTACTATCTAAATCGGGATATCTTGCGGTTCGATATACTTTCTTGTCGTGTATATGACCATGAACATTGATCTTATGAGCATTACCAAAGGTACTAGGATGCACAGGGATGTGACTCATGAGAATACCATTATCCAAACGATGAGTTGCACGAATATCTTTGAAATACTTTGCATACTCTTTCATCTCATAGATGTCGTGGTTTCCCTTGATAAGAATCTTCTTACCATTGAGTTTACCGAAGTTCTCAATATCTTTTCTTTTCTGAGCCACATCACCAAGAATATATATTTTGTCACTTGGATGAGTAACAACCTTGTTCCAGTTCTCAATCAAGGTAGCATCATGCTCCTCTACGCTTTTAAATGGACGCATAGGATGTCCATCCTCTTTAACAAGACTGACCATGTCTGAGTCCCCAAAGTGGAGATCTGCAATCAGGAATATATTTTTCATCCAAGCATCTTAACAGTATCTCTATATGCTGTCAATGCTTTAATAATAGAATCTAGTTCTGTATTCTCAAAAGTCATAAATGATTTAGGTCTACGATTAGCATCAAAGTGACCAACATTTATATCAGTATATGTCATTTCAGTCCAATCATAATTGTCTGGTGATTGTTTAAATGTAACAAGGAATTCATCCAATTTTACATTTACTTGTACGCTTGTATTTTTATTTTTCATAAAGTTTACCATGAGGGTTTTTAAAATGCTCCCAAAGTCTTTCATGTACATAATAGAGAACAATCTTAGCAAAGAAGTCAAAGACTGATACACCTAATGAGATAAAAGGCTTTCCTGTAAAGAATAAACAGGCTAGAAAAGTAACTAAAGAGCCAAAGATCCTATAAGAGATGGCTTTGAGTAATGATACAGTTCTAGTTTCCATTATGCTTTAAGAGGAGGTGTCAAGTGATTTAGCCAAGCCAAGTTTATCTTGTACCTTACATAAAATTTTATTTAAATTTGCATCTAACTCCCAAGAAGCAATGCTTCTTGGGTCCCAAGAAGCATTTGACATACCATCTTTATCATATCTATTACCCAAACTTTCGATATATTGTTTGTTAAAATTCAAATGACATACCCAATTATCATTTTCATCAAGTATAGATACATACACT